AGAATGAATAAATTCACGGCCACATTTCCTTATCGTTTAACATTTCATCGCGTTCCTCTGGAGTAATCTTATTGGTAAGGATACCATACACTGTAACTCCAATAATGAACACTATAAAAACGAAAAGATTCATATTCCAGCTTTCTTTACAAGATCTTTATATCCACGCCACGATGGATGGATATCATCAGGTTGAACATACGATGTAGCAATGATACGATCTCCGTAACTTACAGCGATGCTTTTCACTACGGCATTCACCTTAGGTTTACAAAAACCTTTGTTACAAGGAGGCATAATCCATACTACATTTCCTACCTTAATACGAGTTCTAATTATTGTCAACTCTTTTTTTGTATTCACGCCGGAATGATCGTTTGTTCCAAGACTAATCACGATTGTCTTGGCTTCAAGCGGAGTCTTACCCCACTTCTTATTCCACTGCCATGTGTTATATCCGCCCTTCGAATATGATACACATTCTTTCGGAGCAAACATTTTAGTACCAACGGCGATCGAGTCGCCCATAATTAAACATTCTAACATTATACTTGTATCCCTGTTACTTGTTTCAGATATTGTGTAGCAACCTGTGCACTCGTTTCAGTAGCACCGACGATCACAGTGTCAGAGATAACGACGTTGTTATCAGGAGCTGACATCATCCATGGCATCATCGCAAATCCTTGTGGTCCCATACCAACTGTACGAGGCTTAATGAGCTCGGTGACTCCGTCTTCTTGCTTGACACGAGAGATCAACTCTTCGCCCGACATGAGCTTAATTGTATATACTTTATTCTGTTCCATTATTTTCTACCTCATAACGAATATTTGTGCCTTTCCAGACTTTGATACCAAGCCCATCGTATTCCCAGTCACGTAGATCAGGATCAAGTTCTTTCATATCTGGTTTCGGAGTATCATAGACCACTTCGTGCACATACTTAAACTTTTGTTCGTCTGACCATTCACGAAGATAATCATTGTCCTCGTCAAATACACGAAGATACTCTGCATCATCGATTACGCGAGCAGAAGTGACTAACTCGTCGATATGCATCTGAGAAAACTCTTCCGCCTCATTCATCGTGACTGTGTCTTTTGCATGTTCAGCACTCTCACAATCGACAACATATCGAATCCGATGCATCGAGATTGTTTCTACAAGATACTTAGGCATCGTCTTTCAATCCCATTTCTATCAACTGATCAGGAGTTGAGTACCATTTTAGCACAATCTCAAGCGCGTCGATATGTTTTTGGATCTCTATATCATCAGCTTCCTGATCATCCCATACAAAGATGTGATGATTTGCTCCAAGATCTCGACGCAAAGTATCCCATGTATCACGAAGTTGGTCAACAACAATCTTATCAGCCATTTCATAAGTTAAATCAATCGTATACTTACTCATTTCACTTTTCCTTTTCAACAATAATTGAACAACATTTACCACCAAACCCAAACGAGTTGACAAGAACTTTCTTGACGTCAGTCTCGATGTTCTCCATCACCACATCCATATCAGTGTCTTTGCAACCAGCGGTATGAGGAATCACACCGTTCTGAATAGACAGTACACTGTAAATCGTTTCAAGTACACCTGCTGCAGCGAAAGTATGTCCAATTTTTCCTTTATTGGAATATATCGGCGCATCGGTAAACTCGCGAACCACATTGTATTCTGAAATATCTCCAAGCGGTGTACTCGTGCCATGCGAGTTGATGCTATCAACACCTTCAAGATTCAGTTTTTCAAGGCATGCTCTTGCTCCTGTGCCAGAAGGAGAAGTTGGATCGAGTGCATCAGAAGCGTTTGCGACTCCAGTAATACGAGCATAAATCTTCGAACCCATCTCTTCAGCTTTCTTACGAGACTGAAGAATGATGCAACCTGCGCCTTCTCCCATAATAAAACCATCACGATTTTTATCGAACGGCATTGACTTCGTACCGATAGCTCGCATTGCAGAGAAAAAGCCTAAGTCAAGATCATTTACTCCTGCATCAGAACCTCCTACAATTACATAGTCATATTCATCAAGAAAACGCATGGCATAATCGATGCTTACGAGACCGGTAGCACAAGCAGAATACACACACGTGTTGATACCGCGATAGCCATACTTAATAGAGATATTACTACACAAATAGTCGATAGTAATCTTAAGCCCTTGCTTCGGCTTCAGCGGCTTTCCAGATGCCCGCGCGCGGGCCTTCGAAGTATTTCCACCAGTCAAAGTCGAAAAAACTACACCAACATTAGAAGAGTGCGGAAGTCCTGCCATATGAAGAGCTTGTTCGACAGCATGCATGCCATAGTGCACAGTACGATTAGTAAAATTTTCGTCTATTTCTATTTCAGGATACATTCCATATTTAACTTTATTGCCGTATCCTTCGTGGATGTGTGGATCAACAAGTTTATGGAAGTCTCGATCATTAAGCATATTCTCCCAACAATCGATGGGATTATCGCCTAAGGCGTCGATCATTCCAAAGCCGACGATACATGCTTCCTTCATTCTACAACTTTCTTATAACGATTAATTGTTCCATCGGCTTCTTCGACCATAATCTCATCCATACGAGGATTATGAGCTAGAATTCTTTGTTCATGATCTGCAATGATCTTACCGGCTTCACGAAGAGTACGCATCACAGCATTAGCAATTCCAAACTTATTGCGGCCGGTATTTCGCGCTTCTTCAACCGCATCAGCACTGTCGCGATACAACTCATCGGACAACGACCAAGATAAGTCGACAGCATTAGCAAAATCTCCTACGCGCCGAAGATATTCTTGTCCTCCGTCGACAGAAATAGCTCCACATGTGCAAGTTACAAAGTCATGACGATGCTTTGAGACGATAAGGTCTCCACATGACAAGCAATTTACTGCATTTTGAACAATCATTCTGCTATCACCTTTTCGTGCACTTGTGTAATGTGCTTACACTTATTATAGAAATTAAAACCAGGACAGTCACACACCCAACCTTGATCGAGCATCGTGACGTGATACTGTTTGCCTTTACAGTTTATATATGGCCATGTCAGACCAACCAAATGATGATCGTAAAAATTGATACCAGCCATTGCAAGCGGCGTGCGAAAGGCGGAATAAGTTGGCGTATGGTCAATCATAGGTTCACCTTACTACAAAAATTTAATTTTGTAAACCCCCTAAAGCGAGAAGAATCAAAATAATAAAAAGAAAACCATAGAGGGCAAATCGAAAAAAAATCTTGGCGACCTTAAACCCGACCCAAAGGAAGAAGCCTAAGATCGCCAAGAACGGCAACGATGAGAGGAGGAACACGATGCTCAACCGCGTCTCTTACCAGTTGCCGGATCGGCCGCTTCAGACTTGGAAAGGACAACAAGTCCGCCTTTGTTATAGGCTTGGCCGATGATATAATTGCCGCTGACGGCAAGCTTTTCTTTCTCGTAAGAGGAATTCTTTGCGTAGTGTACACCGATCTCGTTCTGAGATGGGTACTTTTTACGATGATCTGATACGTTGTAATCAGGCATCGGTGTGCCACGAAGCTTAGGCTTATAGTTGCCAGCACGGTACTGCTGATATTCTTCGAACGTCTTTGGCTTAACACCAATACGCTTGCAAAACTTACAGTCTTCGAGCCAAGCCAAACCAATTTTGGTATACTTGGACGTCGTCATTTTAGACTTACGCTTGCCATGATGAGTGGTAGTGTAAGCAGGACCAAGAAGATGCATTGTCATAATATAATTTCCTCCTGATTCTGGTATACACTACCACCGATTAATTGTACATGCTTACTTTACGTTGACGATACCCTTAAAGTCGTAAGGAACGATAATGGTAGAAACCTTACCTTCCTTCACGGCTTCGGCGATCGTCACGAGAGCAGTTGCTTCCATGTACTTTGTTGCACCAGCATTGGCGTTCAGAGCGGCAATACGTTCTGCTTCCAACTTTGCGGTGCGAACCTCTACCTGCTTCTGCTTCTCGGCGTTCTGTGCCTGAACCAACTGGTTGGCTGAGGCTACGATGTTCGCAGCAGGCTTTACCTGACGAACAAGAACCTGAGAGATTGAAATTGCACCGTCAAGCTTCTCAGAAGCAAGCTGCGTAACGATTTCCTGGCGAACAAGCTGTTCGATCTCTGCACGGTTATCAGCCATTTTCAAGGACTCGTACTTGCGTGCAACCTTATAGGCAGCATTACGACCGAGCTGACGAATGTAGTTGTACATTAGAAGGGTGTCACCTTCTTCGGTATCAGCGTGGAAGCCACGGTTCTTTTCGATGTAGAGTTCTGCAACAGAACCAGGATTGATCGAGTAGATGACAGCCATATCGAAGTCGGCAACTGTCGAGTTATCAGAAGCGAGTGGAGTCAAGTCAGAGACATCAACCTGAACATCCTTTGTAGGGAATGTCATGACATCACCGAACATTGTCTGATTGATAGAACCAGGCATCAACTCAGTTGTTTCAATGGTCTTGTCGAACGAGCGACGAACACCAACTTCACCAGTTTCAATACGAGTACATGCAGCAGTCGTGGCCATCAGACCAGCGAGAACGGCAATCTTTGCAATACGATTCATAATTTACTTTTCCTTTAGAACAAAATAACAATAGACGCAACAAATAACATTACTAGAACGGTGACTCCAAAAGAATAACCGGCCACGGCCAACATTTTTATCTTTTCTTTTCCGGTCAGCCGACGGAAAATATCAATGCTTGTAAAAAAGATGACAAACAATGACAAGAAAGCAATAATCATTTTACTCATTAATTAGGTCCACTTCCATTTCCCCATGCTTTTACAGGACCTTTATATCCTGTATCTTTCCAACGTTGTTGGATTCTTTCTTCTACCTCATCGAAGTGAAGAGGAGTGAAGTCGGTTTGCTCTACGCATACGCAGAGATATCGAGGATCTGGGAAGTCAGCATATATGATTTCGTTTCTATCAGCATTAACTCCCCATGGCATTTTGATCTCATTTGCATGTAGATGACCGTGTACGTTGACACGGAACCTTTCAGACACGCAGTCAGGATGTAGCGGGATATGGCTCAGAATGAACTTATCGACAAACACACGAACACCGTGAATCTGCTCAAAGCCAACTTCACGATAGTCTTCGTCCTTGAAGATGTCGTGGTTACCGCGCACAAGGATCTTACGGCCATTCATACGCTTTACCAATTCAAGATACTTCTTGTTGATTACCACGTCGCCAAGAAAGTAGACAGTGTCTTGCTCTTTCACTTTAGCATTGTGCCGCTCGATCATGGTCTCGTTCATCTCTTCAGTCGAAGTGAACGGCCGCAGCGGACTGCCGTCAGATAGCGTGAACTTTTCCCACGAGTTCGTATGACCAAGATGATGGTCAGAGATAACGAATCTGTTTACAAACTTAGTCATCATCCATTCTTTCGAGGTATATTCGAGTTGCTTCTACGCTGAGAGACAATACAGCGGTTGCATTGATACGACAAGCGATATTCACGACAATCCATTTGGCAATGTATGCAGTGATACGATCTTTGCGAGATAACGTGTTATTCACATTTCCACCATACGTTCGTATGCAGCGCGATCGGCTTGCTCATCGAGCCAAGCTTCGTAACCTTCCCAGAATTCTTGTTCTTCAGCAGACATCATCATATCCTTCTTCATTATAGATCCACCTTACCAAAAATTGTATTAATTGTACATGTTTATTTTTAGTTGTAATTATCAATCACAGGAGATAGGCGAGACATAAGTCTAACGAATTTTAGACGAGGTTTTTTGTTAAGGACGATATCGTCGACGGTCGCGGCGACGAAGTAGTTTTTGTAAAGAGCGATTGAATATTCGAGTGTCGGGTTTTGATTGATAAAATCGACGAGAAGTTGAATGGTGGGGAATTTAGGCGAAGAGGTGTCGAGGTTGTTGTTAAGACGATCGAAATATTGAATGGAGTACATGTGTTTTTTTCCTTCTTGATTATAGGTCCACCTTACCAAAGTTTTGATAAAATGTACATGTTTATTTCGAAAAAAGGACAAAAAAATGGGCGACCCGAAAGCCGCCCATCATGCGTGTAGCAGGAGGAACCCCACCTGTGACCCTGCCTATTCCAGTCGTCAATTAAGACACTTGCCTCTTACACAGTTAAAACTGCATATCCACGCACCACATAGTGTACACCTATTTATACAAGTTCTTCAGTCAATTCTAAAGTTTTTTCGCGTTCAGCTAAAAAAAATGCTGGAGTAGATCCATCAAACCCACCGCCAAAGTTTAGGTGACGGACCATCTCCTTGGCTTTGGACATACGCATACCCTTGACTACAATCTGATCTGTCTTGGTCTCAAGGATATCACCACCCATTTCGCCAAACCCGCCACCAACGTTGACGATCTTTCCAGTATTTACGATCTTGTAGTTAACCATCAATCTTCTCCCATTTAAAACCAAAACAAAGTTCTTGCATCTTGCGATGAAACCAATTAGGCTCATTGCCTTCCTCGACCATCCACCAAGAATTCTTTAGTATCTGGCACTTCCATTTGTATTTAGGATTTTTGACTGTATTGACTATCCAGCCGTTCCTGAGATTATCGATCATTTGAAACCTGCAAATTTAATTTTCTCGAATTTACTGACTGGCTTCGATTCATTCTCGAGTCGATAACCAGAAGCGGAGTTGTCAAAGACTGGTCGATCTTCATCCTGAACAAGATCTTCTTGAGCAGATGCTTCTACATTATACAGACGCATCTTCGAGTAGTCGACACCAATCACGAATCGCTTATGCACTGAAGGATCGCCGTAACGATTCTTCAACTGCTTTACCATGATCTGATTGAGCTGACGTAGTTCTTCACTCGTAATCAAGGCAAACATAAAGTCGGCCGTTGCTGGCAGACCGAACGATTCAGATGTATCTTCGAGACCGACATCAGAGTTGCTGAAACCAGAACGATTAGTCTGAGTAGCAGAAACGATTGGCACGTTGAACTCGACGGCGAGGCCGCGTAGTTCTTCGGCGATCGCCTTGATGTAAGTGTACGAGTTCACGTTCGATCCCGGCTTGATCCTCGACGACGCACAGATGTTCAGGTAATCGATGTAGATAATGTCGGGGATAAAGTTCTTCTTGATCTTCAACTCGTTCAAGAGATGTCGAAAGTTTGCGGATCCTGCGCATGCTGTTGGATACTCCTTCACAATGAGCTTGCCTTTTGCTCGTTCCTTGACTTTCCCTACCAACTTGTAGTAGATCGCTTGAGGTAGATCCTTCAGATCGTCGAGTGTCACACCGAGGAGATTTGCATCGATACGCTCGGCGATTCTTTCTTCTGCCATTTCCAAAGTGATATACAAGACATTCTGACCTGACATCAAGTTTTGAGCCGCGTTATGACACATGAACAATGACTTACCGACACCAGTACCAGCAAGAGCAATGTTCAGTGTCTTACGAGGCAGACCGCCTTGAGTAATCTTGTTAAAGAAGTCAAGGTCGAAACCGATGCGAACTTCCTTACGGTGATAGAACTCATAACGTTCTGCTGCATCATTCAAGAAGTCGTGGCCGATATGGCTATCGAAAGAAACACCGAGTGCGTCAGTCAAGATCTGTGGAATCGATCCAACCGAGATGCTATCCTTCTTGCTATCATCGACGATCTGAATCGATTGCATCAAAGCATTATACAATGCCTTGTCTTTACAAAACTTTTCGGTATTATCTACGAGCCATGCCACATCACGATCTTCGGACTTATCAAGGCCAGATACAACTTCCTTAGCAAGTTTGAACTGATCGTCAGACAGCCCGCCGACATCGTTGAGATCAATCTCGACAGCAGATTTTGTAGGAAAGTTGTTATACTTTCCCACATATTCATGAATGATAGAGAAGATCTTACGATCTACGGTGTCTGTAAAGTATTCTTCTTTGAGGAATGGAATGACCTTACGACCGTACTCCTCGTTTTCGATAAGGTTTCCAAATATGATATGTTCAATTCTCATTCATCCTCCATCTCATAGACATCTGCCACTTCGTCTTCACTCTGCATAATGGCACCGTTAGCTGCAGCGTACTTCTTTTCAACGAACTCATTGAACTTAGGACACTGTAGAATAGGATGCCAGAAGTTGAAGTTATAGGTATCATTCAAGCGATACGACTTATCGGAGATTTCTCCAGTAATCATATCAACCTTTTGGAACCAACCAACCTTTGGCTTGATCACGTGCCCAGACTCGAGAGCCATGTCAAGCAGACCAGACCACTTGCTGATGCCTTCGTCCCATGATACTTCGATTGGAATCTTGCTTTTTTCTTTTACAAAGCGAGACTTCTCAACGTTGATGATGAAGTTGTAGCCAGTGACTTCCTTGCCATCTTTCTCTTGTTGACGACCAAGAATGAAGATGTTGTCAGCCGAGTAATAGATGCCAGTACCACCAGATACGACGGCCTTCGAGTACATCTCTTGAGTCTGATAAGTGTGGTTGACCACGATCAGAGGAATATCCTTCAGGTTAAGATGGGGAGTAACCATACGGAAGAGCGACTTAAGTTGTTTTGCACGAGTCATATCGGCGGCTGAGTTCTGCTTCAGTGCATCTTCGACTTCCTTCTTCGAAGCGAGATTGCCGACCGAGTCGATCACAACGATGACACGATCGCCGCGCTTGATCTCTTCGAACTGATGCATAATATCAAACTTCAACTGTTCGACATCTGTGATGGGAGTATGGAGAACTCGAGATGTGTCGATGCCGAACGAGTCGAAGTAAGATTGCGGAGTACCAAATTCTGAGTCATAGAAAAGCATGACTGCATCTGGATACGTGTCCATGTATGCCTTCGCCATGAGAAGACTAAAAGAAGTTTTGAAGTGCTTCGATGGACCTGCCCAAATGGTCAGACCAGGAACGAAGCCACCGTTAATTTTACCACTCAATGCAATGTTGATTGCAGGCACTGTCGTGCGGATCATGTCCTTGGCATTGAAGAACTTGGAATCAGACAGGATATCTGAATCCTTGATTGTGGTATTCTTACGCAATTTATTTAATAGGTCTGACATAACTTCTCCTTGTCTGATTGTCCCAGTATATACGATATATCTTTATTTGTACACCATTAAGATGCGAGAATCTTATTTAATTTAGTAATGAAGAGATCGATCTTCTCGGCACGATTAGGCCAGTTGATGATCGGGTTTTTATCTGCATCTTTCTTTAAATTTACAAGTAAAGGCATGATGGCAGCATACATTGCATCTGCCTTATCGTTGCCTTCTTGTTTGATTTCTTCTTCAGATGAAGTCGTGAAACCAAAATCAAAGTCTAAGTCTATATCTAGTTTAGCCATTAATAACTCCTATTGTCCAGTTTTCAGCGCAATCTTCTGCGTATCGTAATGTTTTTTCTTTTAAAACTCTCGTTTCAATATGCTCATCATTTTCAAAAAACTTGACATAGTAATAATCATCATAGCTTTGCTTATGCAATTCAGCTCGACGGTTTGCATATTTTCCATTACCATTGTATTCTGTTACCATCATGAGAACCAATCCTCCAGTGTTGCGCGTTTTTCTGCTTGCCATCCCATGGTGTTAGTGATCGACTCGATAGGGCTGAGATAGCCTTTCTCGAACTGCACCGCATAGTCGATGTAAGCTTCCATCTTCAATTCTTTTGGTAGACCATTCGGACACGAGATGACATAGTCTTGTGTCGGATTTGGGTTTTTCAAGTATGCAAACTTAATCTTCTCACCACTGGTAATGGATTGATATTTATTCGTGAGTTTCTTCTTCTTCAACATTTCGTTGTAGACCACGGAACCACGAACATGGATAGGAGTCTGGCTTTGGAACCTACCACCTACCCAATATTTCTCGATGTCCTTGACACCGCGAGTGAAAGCCACGTCGTCAAACCCAAGAGATGAAAACTCTGACTTGAAGTTGGCGACATACTTCTGAAGATCCGATTCGGATCCAGCCATGATAATCTCGAGAGACTTTTTAATGGCATCACGACATGCAGTCGGAGTCGAGGATCGAACTGCTTCGATGCCTGTCATCTTCAACTTCGGCTTCTCATACTCAACGCCTTCAGAGTTCCACACATTCAAGATGTACATCTTCTTGGCTTTCCAGATACCCTTATCGGCGATGTTCTCTCGCTTCATTTGCATCTTCTGATCGTATGCATGCATATACTCGGCAAGCTCTTGATAAGAACGATCGATGAATGGTTCGATTCGTTCCTTACAGATCTTGTCGATATACTGAATCACCTTCTTGGTTTCAGGCACATCATCACCGAATACATTCTTCACGAGGTATTCGAGCGTGACATACACCGAGTCGGTATCAGAAGCCAACACATAGTCAAAGTTTTCTGTCTTCAACAGTTTGTTAAGATAGTCGTTGAGCTTGTTCTCGATCCAACGAATGCTGAGCTGACCAGACGTGGTGATGGCTTCGGCATTGTTCACGTCAAACCAACGGAACCACTTGTTACCGAGAGCACCATAAGCCGAGTTCAACTGAATCTTCTTAGCCATCTGCATGTTATCGAGTCGTGCAATTTCCTTGACAAGACGAGGATCTTTCGTCTTCTCGTATTCCTTCTTGCACTCGATCATCTGCTTTTTGTAACGAGTACGATCGTCATACATACGATCCATAATCGATGGCAAGAAGCCTCGTTTTTCTTTCGTATAGATACAAAGGTTGGCGGCGATAGTACAGTTCGTTTTATCAAGATAGCCACCGAACTGACTAGCGCCACCAACAAGTAGGTCGTCGATTGACACCTTATCTTTTAAGCGAGTGACAAGCGTCTCGGGGGAGATGTTGTACTGCATGATAAGGTGGGGATAAAGGGAGTTCAAATCGAACGACACAACCCATTTACTCATGCCGACCTTTGGATCTTTGACATATCCACCTACGAAGGCTCGGTCGGGTTTATTCTTATCGTTGAGAGGCACTACGATGTTTCGATCGAGTAGGTAGTTGTGAGTGATCACATCCCACTGTTTCACGGTTGTCATAGTATCTTCATAGTTAACCTTGGCGTCATAAGCCAAAGCATAGACCAACTCGATGAGCTTCAGCTTATCTTCGAGCCTCTCAACGATTTCAACGTCACGAACGTTATATTCGATGTAACGTTGGAAGTTCCTGAGACGAAGGTCGTCGAGGTCGGTGTAACCTTCATCACGATAGTCAATCTTACCTTCGTTCAGTTCAACTTGAGCGATGTAGTCAAGTCGGTAAGATTCCTGCTCTGTGTACGTAAACTTCCGATAAAGCTGGATGTAATCAAGGACTGCGACGCCGATAGGGGCATAGCAAATGCAGTCTCGTCCACGGCTGTTAACTTTGTATTCACGGAGCATTTTCCAGGGAGAGAGACGTTCAGCGTGATCATCTCCAAGAACCTTTCGAATCCTGTTGACAAGATACGGAATGTCGAAGAACTCGATGTTCCAGCCTGTGACAACGTCAGGCGAGTAGAGTGACCCGTTCCAGACTTCGAGAAAGGCGAGTAAGAGTGCAGATTCGTCTG